ATAACCACAGAAGTAGAGCCAACTTTCAACTCCAATAACAATTACATAGGGGATCAGACATATAGAAAATCGTTTGATGATTTGGGGGGCAATTTTGGGCGCGTTAATCTTCTCTCTCTTCCCGATTTGGGATATAATGTTGAAATTGAAGTTGACTATGAAGCCGAAGAAGTATTATTTGTAAAAAAGGGACGTAAAGAGACGCCCGATGTAACTCTATATTTCGAAGATAATGCGAAAGGACTCAAATCCTTGGGGGAATCAGAATTTTCCTATGGTTTTGAGTTGAGAATGTATCTTGCGGATTTGGTAGAGAACGAAGAAGGAACAGTACAAAATCAAATCGGTGACACCGTGAGAATTCTTATCACCGACAAGCTCAATACCACGGCTGATACAAATGTGGCCGCACAGTCGTTAGTTCAAAATGAAGATACCAAGAAAAAGAAAAAAGATCCTGAAATAATTAAAGATAGAAGATATGAATTTTTGGCTATTGATAATGTTTTGGAAGAAATTGATGCCGAACTTGCGGATGAATACACAGACTTTCTGACGACATTCCAACAAAAGCAGGAGTATTTGCCACAGATTGTTTTACTTCAAGAAATTTTAAGCAATGCCGGATCATCTGTGACGGCGGCAAGCATTAAGTCATTTTATGACGGGTTTTTATCTTCGATGTTACAAACGGTTATGACGGATATAGCCAAAAACGAGGCGGGCTTTAATTATGGCGCCAAATACGACGGCTTAACTGAGGACGATATTCAATATGTTACATCTGATGGGGGTCTTTATAGTAAGTCCGATTATAGTAACGACGACATGATTCTTGGCAAGAGTTACAATCAGTACATTAATGAATTAAACGGTACTCCTGAAGATACCCGCGTATTTTATCTTGAGCCCATGACATATGGGGGGAACTATATGAACCCGCCTATCTATATTAAGCCACTCAAAAATGAGGGCTGGCTCGGGTTTGTAGATGTATTGTTTCCTGAATTGAGCCCCTGTAAGCCCCAAACAAGCAATTTGGTAGATTTTGGCGAGATCCAAGGAATGATTGCCGAAACGTATCCCTCAATTCCAGAAGACGCAAGATTACAAGAAGATCCTGATTGTGCCGTTGAGTTGCCTTATAATAGAATTTTGGAGCGCTCTTCTACGGCTGCCATAGAAGGGTTGATTACTGCCGGCATAAGAATTTATGCTAGTACACATTTTATTAAGTCAATGGCAACGTTTACAAAATTCTCTCCCCGCTTCACAGAAGTATTTAGCTCTATGTATGCATATTATATTATTGAGCACATGGAAGAAAGCTTTAAGGATGCACAGCCCGATTTTGGAGAAAGATTTAGTCTTTTTAAGGACGAAGAGTTCTGGTATGCATTTTTAGAACAATCGGTTCAGCTATATGCACGACGCGTCGAGTCGGGAGACATAACTCCCCCCGAGAGCGCCCTTCAGGCAATGATTAGATTAAATGATGTGCAGGAAGAATATACGGTACCGAGCAAGGATGATCTTAGGGATGCCAAACAAAATGACGAGATTTCATTCATTAAGACACTTAAGAATTATCGCAGCGACAAAAATTTGGAAGCTGTTAAGGCAACCGAAGAAGATGCTAAAATAATTCTTAAAGAGTTGGTTATAGAGCAATTGAATTATATGGGAGAGAAGTTTACTGAAAACCTTAAGACTATAGGAATGACTCCCGACGTTTATGATCTAGATTATTATCTCCTTGAAAACTTTACACAAGGCAGTAGCCTGACTATTGATAAGGAAATAAAGCCGGAATATCCAGATTTGCCAACCGAGGGCGACAATCACTATACTGCCGGGAATGAACTGGTAGTCAAGGAAGACGCAGACGATACCGGATATCAAATGGGGGATGAGTATATAGGGTATTACCACGTTCAGCACGATGAAGATGATAACATAATGTTTATGGCAGGCGAAGTACACTCTGAGGAGGCACACGATCTTTTATATCCAATGGCCCATATGACCCAATTGGCTATTGGAGACATAGAAGATTACGGGACAGTTGCTGTTACAACATCCCCAACCCAGCCATTTGTGATTGAAAAATATACAAAAGTTAACGGGACCAAAATGAATCCCGCAACAGCAACAGCAGCAATCAAGTCAAATAATAATTCATTAAATATTTCTGATATATATCCCGGTAATTTAGAGTTGATGGAGGATGACCTTGGAAACGTTGTAGGATTGGAAGGCGAATTGGGTGCTCGACATGGCTTACAATTTTCAATAGTGATGGGTGGAACAAAGTATGAGATTACATCTGTGGAAGTGGACGCTATAGACGTTACTATTGGCAACTATGAGGCCGTCCCTGGTGGTAGTAAATTATTATTGTGCTTGATTAATCACCTCAAGGATGACGATAAATTTAAGTTAGTGGCACGATATATTTTCCCTCTCTCTAAGTTGACCGCTTTGGGCGCCATTTATAACGATTTGGCATTTTTGCCTTCCATTGGGGAAGTTACAGTAGCAAATAAAGAAACATTTGGTTTTGGAAGCAATCCAGACGATAAGCCTGGCGTATATGTTAAATCTGTTCCAAAGGGTGATACATTCACTTCAGAAATTGACGACGACCGCGGCGCCGAAGGCTGGGCAAGCGTAAAAGATCGTTCTCCCGGATTATTTGGGGGGCTGTTTGTGCGCGAATGGGACAATTGGGATCAAGTTTTGTTGCGAAAAACCAATCGCATGTTGAAAAAGCAATTTAAGCCAAATTATAATTCTAGAGATTTTAATATCGCGGATGATGGCAGTCGACCCGCACAAGACTTCTTGGAAGATCTAAAGAGTAAATTAAAGCCATCGCCCGGTCAAAGAGTACTTCCCAGGTGGCGCCGGCGCCGATTGCGACCAAATCCATTTAATATCAAGGGAGAATTGTGCGAAAAAGAAGATTGATGATAATTATAACAAGGTAATATAAAAAATGTCTTCTTTATCGGTTGCACTGCCGCTTACAATTAGTTCTATAGATGGGTTTACGATGATTAAGGATATCAAGCGTCTCGTGAGTCAAAATCTTAAAATGCTTTTGTTGACAGTCCCTGGCGAAAGAGTCATGGAGCCAGAATTTGGCGTCGGACTCAAACGATACTTGTTTCAAAATTTCACCCAAGCCACATATTCAGAAATTGAAACAAAAATAAAGAAACAAGTAACAACATACATGCCCATTGTTACAATAAATCGAATTGTTTTTAGTTCTTCTAACCAAGACATGAATCAATTGGGAATTTCTTTGGAATATTCAATACCAAATATTGGTGTAAAAGATTTATTAGAATTTACTATTTAAAATTGAGGACTTTTAAATGCCAGATGAACAAAAAAAGATAGTACCGATTGATTACACGCACAGGGAATATCAAAATATTCGCAAAGACCTTTTGCAGATAGCTGAAAGGCTTTACCCTGATACGTTTCAGGATTTTAGTGAGGCATCTTTTGGATCCTTGATGGTAGATGCGGTTGCGTATGTAGGCGATCAAATGTCGTTTTATTTGGATTACAATGTCAACGAAACGTTTCTAGACACTGCCTATCAATATAATAATGTTCTTAGACATGGGCGCATAATGGGGTATAGGGATACGGGTCGACCTTCAACCCATGGTCAGGCAGCACTTTTCATATTAGTCCCGGCTTCAAGTACCGGCATCGGGCCCGACACTGATTACATCCCGGTGCTTAAGCGAGGAAGTCGATTCTCGTCCAACACCGGTTTAAGTTTTGTGTTGACAGAAAATATAGATTTCGCAGATCCCAAGAATCCTGTTGTTTCGGCACGAATTGACCCTTCAACGGGCGCCCCCACTTATTACGCCGTCAAGGCATATGGAACTGTTGTTTCGGGTTTCTTTGCTGTAGAAAGGGTGACGGTTGGCGCTTATGAGAGATTTAAGAGAATTAAATTATCCAACTCCAATGTGTCAGAAGTTATATCGGTAATAGATTCTCAAGGAAAAGAATATTTTGAAGTTGGATTTTTATCACAAGATATGGTATACAAAGAGGTTACTAATAATAATTTTAAAAATGACAATGTGCCTTCCATTATTAAGCCTTATTTGGTTTCTAGAAAATTTGTTGTCGAGAGAGAGCGCAATAATACGTTTTTGCAATTTGGGAGTGGCAAGAGTACAGAGAGTAATGTGGTGGCAGAGCCTCAAAAAGTTGCCATGGACATTTTTGGAAAAAGCTATGTTACCGATACCACGTTTGATCCCACTCGATTGTCCAAGAATGAGAATTTTGGTATCGTTCCTTCGGACACGACCCTAACCATCACATATCGAGCTACGAACCCAACTGATTCGAACTTAGCAGTGGGAAGTTTAACAAATACTGTTTCTGGAGACTTTCGATTTAAAAATCGAGAGCAGCTTTCGGCGGCGACCGTTAATACCATTATTAGTTCCTTGGAAGTTTCCAACGAACAGCCAATTGTAGGAAATGTTACAAACGCAAACACAGACGAGCTTAAAACACGAATATTTGATACGTTCCCCACCCAAAATCGTGCAGTTACTCAAGCTGATTATGAAAACGTAGTATATAGGATGCCTGGAAAATTCGGCTCCGTTGCGAGGGTTTCTGTGCAGCGAGA